AGTTAAACCCGTTAGCTGTATCAGCACCAAACAGGTCTGTAGCTTGTTCGCGGGATAGGTAAGCGCGCCTGCTCTGCCATTCAATTTCTGATTCATTGCGTGCATCATTGCACATGTAGTCATTGTACTGGACCACATCCAGAATAGCTTTTTCTGAGGTCTTAACCTCTACCTTTAGCTTGGCAATAGCCATGCCATTAACCACCTGCACGGCTTCAGGTGCGCCATCAAACGGTTTGCCGTCTGGCAGTACGTATCCACCATCCTGAAGGGGAATGAGTGCAACTTCTTCAAAGATGGTCTCAAACTTGGGCATGTATCTGGCCCAAAGCACACCCTGGCCAGTTAATAGAAACTGCAACGCTACGTTAGCGCCTACAATATCAAAGTCAAACTCACTATCCAGCTGAAACTGTACGTTACGCTCCAGCACAACGGCTGACATCTGCTCCAGCAGCCCGCCACTATTTTTGCGGAGTATAACCTCACACTTAGGTGTTGAACTGTAATACGCGGGCATCAGTGTATTGATACTGTACCACCACACGTTTAAGCGCCGTTGGAGCTCCTTAAAGATACCGATGCCACGGTGCCCGTTGTAAATCTTAATGGACTCTTCTGCTTGCTGAACGAATTTCTGACGACGCTCTTCTGCCAACTCAACTTGGGTTTTCCAATAACTAGCGCTAAACCGTTTTTCCAAAGGCGCATTAACCTTACGTTCAAACATTGACCCAAAATCACTCATACAAATGCCTTTTTATTCTTTTTTTTCATCTGAGCAATTAAAACGTCCAAACGTATTTTCCCTTTTGTGTATGTAGCGCCAGGAGTCTCCCATTTAGCGGACAGCAATCGTTCTTTGCAGAGGTACCTGAGCGCATCAAGCATGTGGTCATCGCCGGTGCTATCTGCGTCCTCTGGATTGCGCTTGTCTATGCTTAAAGCTGGAAGTGTCTCTATAAGATACGGGCAAGTCGCGAAAACGTAAAGAAGCGGTTTTGCTTCAATCGTTTGCCCTACGTTCTGCCGGATGCCAACCAGGCGCTGCCGTATCTGTGCCCAGCCTGATAGCCTATCCTTATCCGCCCGCTTAAAGATGGGATGCCCATGCCTAGCTAACACGGTATTCATTTGCTCGCCTATGCTAGGTCCGCCCTGATTATCAAAGATAGAACCGTCTGCGACACAGATTGGCTGCTCTCGTCCTGAGGCTGCGGCTATCTGATTGGCTTGGCTAACGTTATCCACCATCTTGCCCCAAAGCTCTCGGTAGATGATGATGCTATCCTTAGGGAATGGTACCTCATGGCCTTTGTCATCTTTGCCACTAGAGACAGCACCCCAGCAGGCGGCAAACGGGCTTCTAAACCCCCAGTCATAGCCTAAGTACCTCGGCCAGTGTTCTGGTATCTTAAACGGCGATATAATGTGCTTTCCACTAAACTCAGGAAAATAGCTGCCCTCATGAATCTCAAAGTCGCCCTCTAACCAAGCTCGCACTAGCTCTGGACTACCCACCATGTGCAGGCGGTCAATATACTCAGGGTCTTGGGCCAGCAGTATTTGGTTATCAGTGACGCGGCTTGGGATGTAGATGTATTTGAACTCCTTGCCCGTTGGCAGTTTTTTGGTAAGGATTGCCATGCCTTTAGGCGCTGGCCTAATAAACAGATCCTTTAGCCAACCGTGACCTACCCCACCAGGGTTAAAAGTAAGTATAATCTGCCCGTTTCCACTACCACGGAGAGCGCCAAATAGTTTCCAAATAGGGGAAGGGTTAGCATAATTTCCCGCCTCTTCTATGGCACAATCGCTGTTCTTGTTTATAAGGCCGCAATCTGATATGTAATGGTTAGCTTCTTCAACCGTCAAATCTGTTACAAGGTGCTGACCAATATATGACATTACCATCTTACCAAAAACAACGTCCTCAGATAGATGAAAAGCCTTGCCGCTATAAGGATGCACCCACCACTGTATCTGTTCAGGGTTATGTATTTGAGTGGTGTCCAACTCATCCTCGTTCGATGTACGGTGTAATCCAGCAGCATCGTTTGGTAATGGAGGTGCATCTTGGCCGGTTTTTACAGCCGGGAGAGTGTGTTCATCACATAAACCACGACAAGACCGACAACCGTCTTGAAAACTTGAAGGTTTACTCAAGCTGGTCTGCTCACATGAAAGACCACCATCAAACTGCTCGGGCGAATCCAGATTTAATTGAGAAAGTCCGTAAAGCTGCTGAAAATCCTGCCGTATCTTTTGCTGCGTTGGGCATAAGTCCGACAACTGTTCGGCGGATATGCCTTGAGCATGACATTCAATGGACTCGTCGAGGGCGTGGCGCCCGTGCTTTTGCTTTAACTGAACAGTCTGTGCGTGAAGCGCTACAGGGACGGACAACGTTGGAAGCTGCTGCAAAATTGGGTTGTCATCCAATGACTCTGTACAATAAGTTTTCCCATCTTCTAAACAAGCGTACCAAGCCTGGGGCTTTAGATCCTTACATGCAAGAGATCTATAATCTACGGTACAAGCAGATAAGGCCCATCGCCGAGATTGCTCATCGATATGGAGTTTCTGAGACTTGCGTAGCTCGGAGTCTTCAACGCTGGAAAAAACTCCGTGTGCGGTCAAAACAGGGTGCCAAATGGGATTTTTCTGACGCCCCACCTCGGTGCCGTCCTGGGCCAAAACCTGGCTTTCGACACAAGGCGCAAGGTAAGGCGTAGTGACGTGTTTAATACGTCTTGGCCCAAGTAAGGTTGCAACCATATCCCCTACTTGAATTTGCTCGATTGGCTTAAAACTGCCATCGGCCATGCGTATAGGCGTGCCAACCGCTACGCACAAATTTTGACCTTGATATTTTTCAGCATCAGCATCATCCGCTAATGGCCTAAAACGTAACCGCCCACCCAGCGGAAACGTAAACTGCTTTTTTTGTTCCTGCCAATGCGCCCTCAGCGGCAGGTAAATCTGTTTAGCCCGTTCAATAAGGTCATCTGCCTGCGGCAATTCTTTTCGAAAAAAAATGGCATTAAACTTGTCGGCAAGCTGCTCCTGCTTAATAGCAAACTTGCCTAAAACGCCGTCTGTCTTACCGCCACCACGTGCGCCACCATAGCCTACCAATGGCAATGGACAATGGACCAGCACCTCTTGCGGCCCTTTCTGCGGCGCCCAAACAACACTCTCAGAATCATCAAAACGTGACTCTTCAAGCGGGGCAATGTCTTCAACTATCCCGTTCATATCTCGGGGTCGTTATGCCCTAGAACCCAAACTTCAGGGTCGTTATGCTCACTGCCTAGAATTACCTTTTCAACATTGCAGAAAGAGTTTTCACAGTAAAACCCTTTTTTACCTTCCTGCTCAAACTGATGCGTACTAATCCAATTACATTGAGGACAACGATCAGCATACATGCCAAACAAATCCCTACTATCTCCTTCTTCAATAACAAACTCACTCACCTCACCGTTCATAATCCTCCTCACACGATACCCTGCGGTTTTTTCTAACCAACTCATTTTTCAGGTCCTGAAGGTAGCATTTGCCAATGGGTAAAATTATCAAATGGCACGGGCTGTCCCCGTACATTCCACATGCCAATCTTATGGTCTAAACTACCCACCTCCTGACTGCCATCCTTGCCCCATAAAAGCACGCGGTGCCCAGGCTTAGGCGTAATATCCTCAACATGCAACCACGTTATCATTCTATATAATTTCCCGCCAAACATAATCACCGGTTGTTTGTTTAACCTATCAATAAATGATTGCTCAAAGGTTGTATCGTCCCATTCTTTTTGTGCAAGGTGCCGTAACCTAAGCTGTCGATTAAATGAGGCTGCTCCAATCCCATTGGTAAAGTGTAATCCAATCATCCTGGTAATACGGCTCAGGCAACATTTAATAGTTCTCATCCTAAGTGTTCTAATAATATTCTAGGTCTACTGCGTAGCCCTCATCCCAAATGTTCTAGAAGTATTCCAATGTCATCCCAACTAAGGCCGCTTAACCGCTTCAATGCAACAAGCTCACTGGGATGATACATAACCCTTTTACGCTCCCGCTGCCTTAACACCCCAACAGGTATCTTAGTCACCCGCTGCATTTGACCAAACGTCCAATTCAGCTTGTACCTCACATAACTGTACAAGCTAAACCTAGTCACAGGATGCAAATGCACTGGTCCTACTTTCCACAAATCCCGCTCATTGTACAAGACAGGATCTACACGCTGAAACGGCTTTCTCTTCCCAACCGCTACCCCAAACTTAGCCCCAAAATCAGCAAGCTCCTCAGCTGTTACAGGCCGCCCTACCTCAGGCGCAAAAGCACACCCAATCCGCCCCTCATACTCCTCAACCTTCTTCAGA